CTTCGGGACCGCCAACACTTCCAATGGTAAGTGCCGCGAGTGGTTCAACTGCGTAGCGGTGGATATCCCTAACTACAACGGGTACGACGAGGAGAACCTGCTCGTTCGGGATGAGGCGACCTACGGTGCCATCAGCGGAATGGACAACGTGATGGTGCACCCTGGCATCACCAACTACAACGAGGACTATGTCTCTGGCAACACATACCAGCTCGATCTTGCTGAGCACGTTATCGACACGACGCAGGCCCGCGTAGTGGTCGGCAACGCCTCGACGTGGAGCGGCTGCACGAAAAGGCAGTACATGATCCCGACTGAGTGGACTGACACACGGGTAAGGGCGAAGTGGCGCGCGCTGCAGTTTGCGACGAGCGGGCAGACGGTCTACGGCTACGTGGTGAACGCTTCGGGGACGGTCAGCAGCGCGACCACTCTGGTCGTCCCATAGGTTAAATAGAGGCAATTATGGCAACTGCAACAGGCGATCACGTCTACGACTTCACGGGCAACCAAGACCCGTTTTCAAATGCGTCATTCACGGCAGACGAGGCTGGCACGGCTGAGGGCGCGAAGATCGTCTCGGGCGAGCTGAAACCGAGCAGCTCCGATTCGGCACAGCGCGCATACAGATATCTAGACAAGACGTTCGCGACGTCTGGCGATATCACGGCGAAGATAGAAATTTCCAGTGTTAGCTTTCAAGATCAAGCGCAGGTAATGATTCTTGGCAGCAACGGCATTGGCTACAAGCTGAAGCATACTGGTTATGCGTTATCCGTTGTGTATACAACTGACTTTGGTCAAACAGATTCTGTGAGTGTTGGTAGTTCGGACCCAGGATGGACAGCAGGAGATGTCTTTTCTCTAACCCTGACTCGCGGCTCGCCTAACACGCTTATCGTAAAACGTAATGGTACGGAGGTTCCACCGACAACTGGTGGCACAACGCACACCGCCACGCTTGCCTCGACCCTGTACGCGGCGCTTGGCTTTAGACCGGAAAACAACAACGGCACCGGCATTGGCAGCTTTGCAATGGATAACATTACTGGTACTTTAACCCTTAGACCCTCTTCGGTGTTTTAACATGAAGTCACTCAAGTCAAAAGAAGGCTATTTGCTTATTGATGACCGCCTTTCCGGCGGTAGGCTGAACGAGTTTCCTACAGCTACATGCGGTCATTGCCACCGAGTTATCTTACTGAACCCCGGCAGAGTTCGTGCTCGAGAAGTTTGTCGGGGATGCAATAATTACATCTGCGATGAATGTGCAGCACTTAAGGCAAAGACATTGGAGTGTCGCACGATGGATAGAGTCATTGACCAAGTTCTAACAGCTGCCGAAAAAGGGCAGTCTATTCCTAACATTCTACTTCCATAATTGGAGATTGAACGATGGCTAAGTATTCTCTTTCCTGGACCAGCCTGTCGTTTGCAGCTAAGGCAGACACGACGGCATTCACGGCAAACGAAGTTGTTTATCTGCAGGGTGGTTCTGCTACCCAGCGTAACGTAGTTAGCGAGATCTATATTGGTGGTGAAGCTTCAGCTACGTCGTCCCCGTGTTTAGCTGTCTTGGGTCGCGATTCGACTGTTGCTACGGCTACTGTCAGCGGTGGTCGTGTTGCGTTGCTGGATGGCTCTGCAACGGCTCCCGCTACTACCGCCGCCACTGGCACGACTACCAGCGGCACGCAGGGTCAGCGTTCTTCCACCCTGCACTTGCTGCATTTGTCGTTTAATGCTTATGGTGGCATTGTGCGTTGGGTGGCGGCTCCTGGTAGTGAAATTGCAGTTGTTGGTAACACAGCATCTCTGGGTGAGGTTTCTCTCTCGGCGTTTACTGGGTCTACGACGGCAGCCAACAGCGGTCATATTGTCTTTGAGACGGTCTGAGTTAGGTTAGCCTATCCAACTGAGTCTAAGTCGTGGCGGATAGATATCTACTTGAAACCAGCGCGGTAGATGGCTACCAGCTAGAGGACGCTAGTGGCGTTCTACTGCTGGATAGTCCTGCTCCGCTGCCGCCGCATTTTGATGACTCGTATGGGTCGGCTACGGCAAATCCAGTTCGGCGCAAACACGCCGAGCTGGGTTTTGTCTCGACTGTTTTACTGCTCACAACACTTGCTCCGACACTAGCCGTATTTCGTGCTCCGTTAGTTACTCCTACATTTGAGAGGAAGGGCACACAAACTACCGGGATTACAGTTAGCCAGTCGTTGCCATTAACGACCCTGGCTACTACAGTAGCTCCATTTGAGCCTGTAAGTTTTGATAATCCCATTTCTGTTAATTGGGCGCAGCAGCCATATCCTTTCCGACTACCCTCCTCTAGTTCGGTTGCTGCGCCTTTTTCGCAGAATGTATGGTTAAGCCAGACAGTTGCTCGGTATGTACAACAACCAGAGCAAGTTGGTAAGCCTTGGAATTTAGCTGAACCATTCCCGGCTCGTCAAAGAGATTGGCAAAATCCGACGCTGAGGAAGCCGTCGGTAATACTTCAGCAGTCTATCCAATCGTTCTTACTGACAGAGCCCAGGCCAGTTCCATTCCGAACGATTAACTTTGATAATCCGGGTAGGCGTAGTCCGCAGCAACCAGATACCTTCCCCAATCTGGCACTGAAGCTACCCGCGCTAGTTGATCCCTTCACGCAGGATAACTGGTTAAATCCTCTTTTCCTTCGCTGGAATCAGCAGCCTTACCACTTCCAGTTAGCGCCTAGCACAGTTACTACTGGGCCTCTCCCCTTTGGTTTACAGGACTGGCCTAATCCTGTTCGTGGTATTAAGGTACCACAGTCTTACCACTTCCAACCAGCTTATGAGGTAGAGGAGCCGCCGGCTGCTCCATTACCCTATGAACTATCAATCGTTAAGCACTTCCCGAATCCGATACGTGCGCGATATGTCCAGCCGGTTGATTACCCACCCAATACTCTAACCAATACCCTCGATAAGAGGCTGGTTGCAGAGGGAGAATTTGAGAATCCGCGAGGATATTCCAGGCGACAGCAGCCTGAGATATATCCAAACTTAGTAGTTAAGCTGCCGCCGCCGCCTAGGCCATTTGCTCAGATTGATTGGCCTAATCCGAGTATCGCTCGGTATGTGCGGCAGATTGAACAAGTTGGTAAGCCATGGAATCTTGCCCAGCGATTCCCGGTAAGGTTGCTTGATTGGCCCAACCCGACTCTACGGATCCCCCAGACTCGGATTGAGCCGCCGCCATATCTGCTACAGATTCGTGGAGCGGCTGCTCCATCAGTTCCCTCTATTCGGAATGACTGGGCGAATCCAGTTCTAGCCGCTCGTAATCAAGACATTTATGCGCTTTGGTGGAGGACAAACTACCAAATCCAAGCGCCCCCGATTCCTACTAAAGCTTTGGCCCTCATAGCAAGTAGTTACTTCGTTTATGCTGGTACTCCTGTTACCCTTAGTTGGTCGTCAAGCAATCTAACGACTCTAGTTGCTGCTGGTGGATGGACTGGTATAAAGGCCTTGAGTGGTACTGAATTGACCAGTGAACTATACACAACCACTACCTTTACTCTCAATGGAACTGGACTATATGGCTTTGAAACAGTCAGTATCGTCGTTACTGTTTCCTCTGAGCCTGTTGTAACTGAGGTTGCAAGGCCTGCCGGACGCGTTATCTTTAAACCGAAGCATGTCAGCGATACAGATACCTTAAAGTTCAACTTCATTTCCGCGATGAAGCCTAGAGATTCCATCTTAACCAAGGTAGTTACAGCCTCAGTATACAGTGGAACTGACGCGAACCCGAGCAATCTAATCGTAGGGTCTGCTTTGTCCAATGGTACCTTGGTAACCCAAAGGGTATGTAATGGAGTTGCTGGAGTTGTTTATGAACTCAAGTGCACTATCACTACAGCCTCGGGAAATACCCTAGTAATGACGGGCTATCTCCACGTAATTGCTGATAGGAAGGTATAAAATGGCTGGTGGTCGTAGAGTATATATTCCAAAGAAGGCTGGTGAGACAGTCACCATCCCGTTTGACTTTCTATCAGACCTTGCCCCTACAGAGACCATTGCAACTGCAACGGTAACTGCGAGTGTTTACTCTGGGGTAGATGCCACGCCATCCTCAATTATTTCAGGGTCAGATGTTATTTCTGGGAGTGAGGTTTTGCAGAAGGTAACTGGTGGTGTAGTGGGAGTAATTTACGGATTGCTCTGCCAAGCTACTACCAGTACAGGACAGTCCCTTGCAATGTCTATGTATATTGCTATCGAGCCGAATTTACCATAATGCAACTGACAGCTGCAATCATCGAAGCATTTGCGGGGGCATACTTGTCTCCTCGCTATGATTCAGCCCAGCCTACCCCCGACTTCCATCGGGAGTGTTGGGCTAGGTATTGCAGTGATTCTCCGGCATGTGCTACAGCCGCCCCGCGTAACCACGCTAAGTCTACCGCACTGACTCACGATTATGGCTTGGCGGCTGCCCTCTTTCGCGAAGAGCCTTACATCATCATTGTTGGCGCCAGCGAGGACATGGCTATTGAGCATCTTGGTGACATAGCCAATGAACTCCGTGAGAATGAAGACTTGATTCGAGATTTCAAAATCAAGGACTTCGTGGTTGACCAGAAAACTGATATCATTGTAGAGTGTCTTGATGGTTACCAATTCCGCTTCATCGCTCGTGGTGCTGAACAAAAGATCCGTGGTCGTAAGTGGAGAGGTCACCGACCTGGTCTTATCATATTCGACGATATCGAGGACGACGAGCAGGTCGAGTCTAAGGACCGCCGCCGAAAGTTCCGTCGCTGGTTCTTCCGCGCCTGCAAGCAATCCCTACGTGATGGTGGAAAGATCCGTGGACACGGGACTATTCTCCATGAGGATTCACTTCTCAATCGCTTAATGCGGAACAAAGAGTGGAACTCTGTTCGCTATCGTGCTCATCGAAGCTTCGACGATTTCACAGACATTCTGTGGCCCGAGAAGTTTCCTGAGCACCGACTCCGCTCAATTAGGCAAGAATTCGTCAACGAGGGGGACTCGGCGGGCTATAGCCAAGAATACCTTAATGATCCCTTCGACTTCGAGGATGCATACCTCAAGGCCGAGGACTTCATCCCAATGAACGAGGAGGATAGAAAACGTGAGAAGGTTATATGTGCCGCTGCTGATTTTGCCGTGTCTAAGGCTGATGCAGCTAACCGCACTGCATTCTCTATTGGCGGTAAGTGCAGCAATAACCTCCTTCACTACCTCGACCAGAGAAATGGGCGCTGGGACGCAATGGAGATCATTGAGCAAATGTTCTCCATCCAAATCCGCTGGTCGCCACAAGTATTCTTTGTAGAAGATGGAGTGATATGGAAAGCAATCTCTCCAATGATTAAGAGGGAAATGCAGGTTCGGGATATTTGGATGAACCTTCAACCAATCTTACCCGTTAAGGATAAAGCTACTCGCGGTAGATCCCTTCAACGACGGATGAGAAATGGTGGGTGTAGGTTTGATAAAGAAGCAAGCTGGTATACCGACTTCGAGGCAGAGTTGCTCAAGTTTACTGCAACTTCCGAAGCTACCCTAGATGACCAGTTTGACTCAGCGGCTCTCCTCTCCCGAGGCTTTGAAGAAGTCCGACACATTGAGGAAGATGACTTCATGACTGAAGAAGAGGAAGAGTTTGAATTCATGGCTACCCTGGTTCGCGGGGATGGCCGATCACACGTAACAGGTTATTAACATGAGTGTAATCGAGCTTGATAAAAGGGTTCGCATTAACAAGGGACTGATTGAGTCTCCGAACCTGTGCGATCGGCTGACCCGTGAGGACCTTGCCAAAATCGGCAGCCTCGTATGGGATGGCTACGTAAGAGATAAAGCGTCCCGCAGTGGATGGGAGCGCCGAATGGAAGCCGGGATGGACCTGGCTATGCAGGTGCAGAAGGATAAGAACTTCCCCTGGCCTGGTTGCTCTAATGTGGTGTTCCCCCTGATCACGATTGCATCACTGCAATTCAGTGCCCGTTCCTACACAAACCTGGTGCAGGGAACTGATATTGTACGCTATCGTGTGACGGGGGAAGACCTTGATGGGAAACTGCAAGAACATGCTGATCGTATCGGGCGACATATGTCGTGGCAAGTGCTTGAAGAAGATGCCGCGTGGGAAGAGCAGCATGATCGGTTGCTTATCAACCTAGGTATCGTCGGCACAAACTTCGTCAAGACCTATTACAACTCAACTAGGGGCCATATTGTCAGTGATCTTGTGATGGCCCGCGACTTGGTGTTGGATTATTATGCCAGCTCTGTAGAGAGCTGTGCCAGAAAGACTCAGGTTATCCAGCTATACAAGAACGAGATCTATGAACGTGTGAAGCGGGGTATGTTCGTCGATGTACTGAGTGATGATTGGTTCAACAGCCGCGGACGGATGCTGATATCCAATTCCCAGGTTACCAATCGCGCCGGTACGCAGCCTGTGGGATCTGACGAAGATACCCCCTTCACAACCTTAGAGCAGCATCGGCTGCTTGATCTCGATGGGGACGGCTATGCTGAGCCCTACATCGTAACGATTGAAGAATCGTCAAAAGCAGTTCTGCGAATTGTCGCTAGGTTTGATCGAGAGGAAGATGTAGAGCGGACTCCCAATGGATCAATCCTTCGGATTGTGCCGACGGAGTACTTTACTAAGTATTCCTTCATTCCCTCTCCAGATGGTGGCATCTATGATGTAGGATTTGGTATCTTACTCGGCCCACTCAATGAGTCAGTAAACAGCGGTATTAACCAGCTGCTTGATGCTGGCACTATGCAAAACAGCATGGGTGGATTCTTGGGGCGAGGTGCTAAGATCCGTGGTGGTGTCTATACAATGGCACCTTGGGAATGGAAGCGGGTTGATTCGACTGGTGACGACCTGAGAAAGAGTATGGTGCCCTTCCCCGAGAGGCAGCCTTCTGTCGTTATGTTCCAGCTTCTCAACCTCATGATTAACTACACCGACCGTATCTCTGGCTCTACGGATGTAATGGTTGGTGAGAATCCTGGACAGAATACCCCAGCTTCCAGCTACAACTCAATGCTGGAGCAGGGAAGCCAAGTTTACAACATGGTCTTCAAGCGCGTTTGGCGCTCTATGAAGGAAGAGTTTAAGAAGCGGCATCAGCTGAATGCGATGTATCTGCCGACGACTAAGAGATTCGGCTCGGGCGGAGCTGCTGTGCGACGGGAAGACTACCGCAGCAATCCAGATATGGTTGTACCAGTGGCGGATCCAAATGTAACTTCCACACCACAGCGCTTCGCTCAAGCCCAAGCACTACGTCTGGCGGCGCGAGAATCTCCGGGATACGACACTACAGAAGTCGAGAAAAATTTCCTCCGGGCACTCCGGGTGGAAGGAATCGACAAATTCTACCCTGGTCCCGAGAAGCGTCCTGCGCCGCCAGACCCTCGTGTGCAGTTGGAGCAGATGAAGATGCAGGGCAAGGCGCTCGAGCTGCAGCATGAGAAGCAGATGTTCGCGTTGGATCTGATGGAACAACGCCGGGTTAACACTGCAAAGATTCGGCAGTTTACTGCACAAGCAATGAAGCTTGTTTCAGAGGTTGGAACGACGGCAGCGTCTACCAAGCTCCAAGCAGTTGATACTATCGTGAATGCGCTGAAAACGCATAACGATATAATTACCCAGAGACTAGAGGCAATGCAAGGAGACAGCGAAGATGGCAAACCTACCAGTGGAGGAGGAATTCCTCAATTGGCTGCAGGATCCAGTGACACAGAACTTCCGGAGCCTCCTGAAGATTTGGAGGGAGGGCTTGAAGGAGCAATGGGCACAGGGGATGTTGCAGAGTGAGGATTATGACCAGACTGTAGCCGCAAATGCGTCGGCATTAGGTCAGGTTAATTTACTTGAGAAGTTGATAGAGTTAGATTACGAGACATTTGCTGGAGCATTTGAGAATGAGCACGAATAAGTCGGGATTGATTCCACTGGGCCATGCGGTTCTAGTTGAACCGTATGAGCCGCAGAAGAAGGATTCGCTGATTGTTATGCCGGAGACTGTTAAAGAGCGTAGCCTCATGGTAGAAACAAGAGCGACTGTAGTTGCTGTAGGTCCAGAAGCTTGGTCAGAGGAAAAGCGACCGAGGGCTAGGGCTGGCGACAAAGTGCTCATTTCGAAGTTTGCTGGTGTAATGGCAACAGGGACAGCCGACGGTAAGCCATACCGCCTTGTCAACGATAGAGACATTTACTGCCGTATTGAGGATGAAAGTCATGACTGAAGAAGTTGAAGTCAAAGCCCGCGAGATGGGTTGGGCACCTAAGGAAGAGTTCCGAGGGGACCCAGAAAAGTGGATTGATGCAGAAACCTTTGTCAAGCGTGGCGAAGAATTGATGCCGCTTCTCAAGGCGAATAACAAGCGCCTGAGTGACGACCTCAATGCTGTACGTTCGGAACTGCGGGAAACGAAGGATTTGCTTAAAGCTTCCGCCGAGTCGATTGAAGCGCTGAAAGAATTCAACAGTAACATCGTTCGACGGGAAGCGAAGGAAAAGCAGAAAGAGTTGAAAGAGGCTCTGGTAGAGGCAAAGAGAGAAGGCGATGTAGAGAAAGAGGTAGAGATTACAGAGCAGTTGCAGGAGCACACTGCAGCCTTGAAGGACGCGGAGAAGAAGGCTGGCAATGGAGAGGGGAAGCCGAAGGAAAGTTCTGCCGACGACTATACCCAAAATCCTGATTGGAAGGCTTGGGTAAAGGAGAATGAGTGGTTTAGCCGCGATAAGCGGAAGACTGCTCTGGCGCTGGGAATTGCCGACGACCTGAAGTCTAATCCTGAAACGGCCAATTTGACAGGCAAAGCATTCTTGGATAAGGTGAGTGAGGAAGTTGAAAAGATATTCGGTGGACCGCGAACTGGTCTAGACAAAGTTGAAGGTGGCGGCAGGGGCACATCGAAGGGCGGCGGGAAGAGCTTTGCAGATCTTCCGGAAGAAGCTCGCCAGGCTTGTGAGCGACAAGCCGAACGTCTCGTTGGGCCTGGTCGTGCGTTTAAGTCAACCAAAGAATGGCGCGACCACTACGCCAAGCAATATTTCGGAGCGGAGTAATTCACCATGGATAAGTCAAATCCTGCTAATGCAGCTGAGAAGACTACTCGTAAGCGTATCCCCATGTCGGTTCCCCAGCGCAAGCTGGAGGTAACTGAGATTCCTGGGTATCACACTCACTGGTTCCGAGACGAGAACGTCGCTAGGGCTTTACAAGCTGGCTACGAATTCGTTGATGATAAGGAGGTGATCCTGAATCAGTCTGGTGTTGGAACCAGTAAGGACATCTCTGGTAATGCTGATATGGGAACTAGAGTACGTGTTGTGTCTGGAACGGCTTCTGATGGCAGCGCAGAATACCTCACCCTCATGAAGCTTAAGAATGAGTGGTGGGACGAAGATCGAAAGGAACTTGAGGCACGTAATGCGAGCGTTATGTCTGCGATCTTTCGGGATGAGCAGATCATGGGCTCAGAGAATGTTTCCCCAGAAGATAAAGGAACGAGATACGTTAAGACTGCGCTGTTCAATCGGCCAGTCCGGAAAGGCAAGTAATCTACCTTTTACTAACTTGGAGAACCTAGATGGCTAATGCAAACCAGCCTTGCGGCTTGAAGCCCGTCAAGAGCTTGATTTCAGGTGACTATGATGGCAGGGGGAATGTGTACTACATTCCTTCTACCGACTCGACTAGCTCTTACTACCCTGGAGACCTTGTTCGTTTGACGGGAGGAGCCGACGCAAACGGCATTCCCGGCATTCAGAAGTCTGCAGCGGGAGATGGTGCTACGTTGGGTCAGGGTGCTGTTGGTGTTGTGATCGCAGTTGGCACGAATCCGAATGGACCGTGGGCTAACTTGTCCGATCTCACGAAGACGTCTGCTCCGCAGACCAAGGCTCAGGCGTACTACGCACTAGTGGCTGATGATCCGTTCCTCATTTTCGAGGTACAGGAGATTGGTACAGGTACTGCACTGACGGAGGCAGCAGTTGGTCTTAACTGCAATCTCTCCATCACGGCAGCCCAGTCCACGGGTTTCCTGTCGGCGACTGTCCTTGATAATTCCACGGAAGCTGTCACGATTGGGCTCGATGTGAAGTTGCTTGGCTTGTCGCGCACGCCGGGGAATGCCTACGGTGCGTATGCTAAGTGGCTTGTCATGATTAACTCTCACGCATATAAGGCCGCCGTTACCGGCGTCTGAGGAGTACTACAATGTCAAGTGGAATTGTCACTACGGGCAGCCATCCTAAGGCACTTTGGCCTGGCGTCCATGCGTTTTGGGGACAGATCTACAGTGAGCATCCGACGGAGTATACTGACCTATTCGAGGTCATGAACTCTAGCCGGGCTTACGAAGAGGATGTGCAGATCACTGGGTTTGGTCTCGCACCAGTCAAGGCTGAAGGCGCAAGCGTCAGCTATGACTCCGAGATCCAGGGCTATGTGTCTCGCTATACGCACATTGCGTATGCGCTGGGATACAAGGTGACCTACGAGGAGTTGCGAGATAACCTGTATGAGCAGGTGTCTATGCGCCGTGCACAGGCTAATGCATTCTCGATCAATCAGACGATTGAGAATGTGGCTGCAGCACTGTACAATGATGCCTTCACGGGGAGTGTATTTACGCATGCCGACGGACAGAGACTGTGCTATACGGCACGGCCAAATGCTACGGGCGGCACATACTCGAACGAGCTGAGCCCTGGTGCTGACCTTTCGGAAGCTGCTCTGGAAGATATGTGTATCCAGATTATGGGTACGCAGTCGGATAGAGGGCTGCTGATCAGCATTATGCCTACCTCGTTGCATATCCCGCGGCAGGAGTGGTTTAACGCAAATCGTATCCTGAAGTCGGTACTGCAGTCGGATACCCAGAGCAACAATATCAACGTGCTGAAGGCTACCAATGCCTTCCCCGGTGGTATTAAGCTCAACCATTACTTTACTGCTCCGGGCGCGTGGTTCGTTCGTACGAACTGCCCGAACGGGATGACGATGTACTGGAGGGATCGTCCTGAGTTCGCGCAGGATAATGACTTCGATACGAAGAACGCGAAGGCCGCCACGTATATGCGGTTCAGCGTGGGTGCCACGGATCCCCGTGGTATCTTCGGAAGCAACGGGCCGTAAGGCTAAGGGGTGGTGTGCGTACATTCCCAACAATGAATGTACGTACACCATTTCCCGCTTCTAACGTGTTCAATAACACGCCTTCGGGCGTTAGGAGATGATAATGGCTACGCCGGTTCGCTATCCGTTTGGAGTTTCTACGAATGAAGTGACTGAGCCACTTGGTCAGTTTGGATTGCCTGACCCAACGAAGTGGTATGTGTTCTTTGATGACTTTGAGACTTGGGTGACGGATACTTCAGCTGCAGCTAAGTATACGATTACGACGATTGAGGCTGGTACAGGGAGTGCCACGGAAGTTTTGGGAGATGCGGCCTTTGGTGCATTGGTTGTTACCAACGACGATGCTGATAATGACTCTGATTTCTTCCAGAAGATTGGTGAGAATTTCCTTCTTGCCAGTGGTAAGAAGACCTTCTTCAAGGCTCGATTTAAGGTCAGCAATGCAACCCAATCTGACTGGATTATGGGTCTTTGTGTTACAGATACAACTCCCATTGCTGCTGGTGGTGATGGTGTAACTGCTGGTATCTTCTTCCAGAAGGACGATGATGACACAAACATCGACTTCTATGTACAGAAGAATACTACTACTGGGCAGCTTACGACGACGGCCTTTACGACGGCTGCCGCCGACGATACCTTCATGACTCTTGCGTTCTACTTCGACGGTGCGCGATATGTGAAGCTGTATGTTAATAATGTGCAGCTTAAGACGGTAGACCTCACCACGACACTTTCGACGTACCTCCCGAATACGGAGTTAACCGTTACTTTTGGTATGGTGAATGGTTCCGCTGGAGCTAAGGTCATGACTGTAGACTATATCTTCGCTGCCCAGGAGCGCTGATATGTCGATCACCCATAAGTATAGTTTGCCATTGGCAAATGAGAGTCTTACTGGGTTTCTGTCAAATGCGACTGGATCAACCTGGACGCTAACTACTACAGCCACATCAGATGGGTTAGCGCATCAGGTGTCAATTAAAAACGACTCCGCAACGGATCACAGTGCAAAGACAGCTGTGATTACAGGGACGGATGCCGACGGTCGCGCACAGACAGAAACGGTAAACTTACCCGGATCATCAGCCACAATTGAATCGACGAAGTACTTCCGAACTGTGACCTCAGTTGTACCGTCGGCTACGATTGGTGCAGATACCATGGACATTGGCTGGGTAGATGAGGTAGCCTCGAAGAGCATTATGCTCAATAAAGGTCTCAGTGGTGGAGCGCTAGTGCAGGTAGATATTAGCGGCACTATCAATTACACCATCCAAGTCACGGCGGCTGCTCGCAGTGAGTGGGCGAGTCAAGAAGCTGCTCCATGGATTGCTACGAAGACATCGGTGCTTGTAGGAGCTACCGCAGACCAGATAGGTCTGATTGAAGGGCATGCCGTAGCCGCCCGTTTGATCACTGCTAGTTATGCGAGTGGTGCGACGGCTACTGTATACGTGAGTGACGTTGCAGATAGGGGTTAATCCATGACCACACCCACGACTTTCAACACACCAGATCGTATCATCAGGATGGCGATGGTGGATGCCGGCTACCTGCAGGAAGGGGATGATCCAACTTCTGAGCAGTACGCCAACTACCTCAATAGATTAAACGACCTGATCAACTTCTGGCAGACACAGGGGTTGAAGTTGTGGTTGCAGCAAGACTTGGAAGTTACGCTAACCTCCGGCCAAGGGCTTTATACCCTTGGACCGGGGGGAAGTGTAGATATGACCAAGCCGACCAGGGTCCTGAACAATGCGTACTATCTGGATACTACTGGTAACCGCCGTCCCTTGACTATGATATCTCGGGATGAATACATGAGACTGTCTAATGTTATACAAGAAGGAGCGGTCAACTCTTATTTTGTAGACAAGCAGCTATCACGATTGGATATCTACTTGTGGCTAGTGCCGGATGCCATGGCTGCTACGGGCAAGGTACATTTGTTAATCCAGCAACAAGTGAATAATCTCGTCAGCCTCACCGACACCATGAACTTTCCCCAGGAGTGGTTTCTTGCATTGAGATGGGGACTGGCGGATGATATCTGCACTGGGCAGCCTCAGTCCATTATGGATCGGTGTATGTTCAAAGCGACTCAATTCCGCGATGCACTCGAAGCTTGGGATGTTGAAGATGCATCTACGATGTTCCAGCCGGACCATCGAGTTACGTTTAATACCGGAGCCTTCCGCTGATGTACACTCGTAAGAGGGACCGCGACTCTGCTTCGATGGAGCAGCCGCCTCGACTGCCTCTCGTCACAACGATCCAGAATCGTGACGAGAGCTTCGATAGAGATGCGCGGCTGGTTAATGCCTTTGCAGAGTTAGAACCTGTCTCAAAAGATTACTGGATACAGAAGCGAGTTGGGCTAGCTAGTTATGCTACCTATGCGGGCAATGGGCTAGGGATGTATAACTGGAATGGAAATGTCTATGCTGTTTTTGGGACTTCTCTACTTAAAGACGGAGTTGTCTTTGGCACTGTGGATGGGTCGTCTAGGTATGTATTCCAGCAACTGCTTGGTACTGGTTGGTTGGTTCTTAATAATGGCGTGAAGGCATACTATACCGACGGCACAACACTGAATGAACTTGCCGCATACCTGCCTGTTCTGGC